TACGTCTGACAAACCCCCACAGACAGCGTTTTTCCTCTGTCTGTACCCTCACAACCTTTTCGTTGATGTGACGTGCGCCAAGTATCAGAATAGCGGCTATATCGCCCAAGAGACGGCAATCCTTAGCCACTGACAGCACCTCTCGCACAATGTCAGCGTCATTGAGTTTGATGTGCGGTAAATGCGATACAGCCTCCGACACGAGTATCAGAGTTGCAATACTCGGAGGGGCGGCTGTATAGGTTTTGTCTCCAACCTTAATCTCGGTTGCCTTTTGGAGAATGGTTTCGGCAACCCTTTGTTCTATGGTATGTTCCATATCGCCATAATGTTATTTTATGATATTAGTTGCAGGGGGAGGAATCGAACCCCCGACCTCCGCATGATGGGTGCGGTGCGCTAACCGACTGCGCTACCCTGCGATGTGTCGGGCGGCTGACCTCTGACAGAGAGAGAAGCAGAGCCTGTCGCCCGACTGTTGATTAGGAGTTTCCGCTTGTCTTGATGTAAGGCTTCACGGTCTTACCCGAAGCGGGCTTCAGGCAGCGGCAGACATAGTGAAGCATCTTACCCTCGGCTGTGGAATAGTTTTCCTCACAGCGAACGGTGGCACGGTCAATAAGGAAGCCCTCGGTCGTGTCATCTTCGGGAGTGTAACGGAAAGCGTGTTCGCCTGTGATGACCCCGTCCGAGTCTTCCCAAGGGCGAGCAACACCTTTCTTCACGAACAGGTCGAACTCCAACTGATAGGTGGTCTTGGCGTTGCGGCTGTCCACAACATCTCCACCCTCCTCCTGTGCCGTGGTCTCCTGACCTGCGGTGGGAGTGAGTTTCAGCGTGTCCAACTTCGGAGTGTCAATGCTAATCCAAGTCGGGTTGGCTGCGGGTGCGCCATCCGAAGACGCACAGGTTTCAAGCAGCCCCTTACCCCATGAAAGTAATGCCATATTATTTCACGTTTTAAGATGTTAATTATTCGTTTTCTGTATTACAGGCTGAATGATGACCTCTTCCCCGTCCTCGGTCTCTAAAAGCGGCATATAGCCCCTGTCTGTGTCCGTGTCGGTAACGTCAATCATTGCCTGCTGTGGTGTAGTGATAGGAGCGTAATCGTCTCCAAAATACTCGTAATAGAGTTTGACAACGACAAAATGCTGATTGATTTCCTCTGCATAGTCGGTCATTATCGTCTGCTGTAAGTCGAACTTATAACAGGACACCTCGGCTGTCAGGCTGTCAAACCAAGCCTGTGCCAAGATTTCGATTTCCTCTGTCCTCTTGCTGTCCTCTACCAAGATACCGTTATCGTAAGGGTCAATGTCAGGCACGAAGATGTTCACCGTAACGACACCCGTCTGTATCTGTGAGGGAAGCCCTGCGGTAAAGATTACCACAGCGTCCTCCTCTTGACTGTCTCGGGGTCGCTGTCCGCTCCGATAGACTTCACCTGAAATCATCGAATAAAGGGTGCTGTCGCGGAGTAAGCGGTAGATGTCTCCCTGTACCTGTTTTGATGTCTTTGCCATAACTGTGTCTGATGTCAGAGTTTGAGTGATGCGAGCATTTGAGGAACGAGTTGCTGGGCTTCAAGTTCGGAACTGTCAAGAACGTCTAAACCACGATTGGAAACATGAACGGCATAGTCTTTTCCTGCAACGCATATCAGCACGATACCTTTCGGGTATTGGCTGACGAGCGACATTGCAAAGTCCTTACCCTGTCTTGCTCCCTCTGCACCCTGTTTTACAACTTTGAAAGATGACTGCCATTCTATCTTGCCGTCTATCGCAATGATTGCACCAACCGAACTTCGCAGATTACCTGTTTGGTCTTTGTATGTGTTGTGCTTTACATTGCGTGCCGTATTGATGACCGTCTCGCCTACCCATTTCAGGGTGCGTATCAGGGCAGTCTCTATCCGCTTGATTTGCTCTTGCAGAGCAGCGTCAAGGTCTGCGTAAGATGTCAGGTCAGTAATCGGCATATTCAGTCAGTTATTTGTAGCAAATCCGCTCTCTGTTGGGTTCTTTGTCTGTCTGTGCTATAAGTCATCAGCACGGAAGCGTCCGACCCTCACAGAGCGTTTTTCGCTGTTTTCAAATCCATATCCTGATTTCACAGACGGCTTCCAAAGGTTCAACCCAAATAACAGAGAAGTCTCCGATGACCTTGTCTGTCCTATCGTCTGTCAGTCTCACTTGCTCGGCTTCAAAGGGCTGCTCGTCTATCAGAACCTGATAGGAAGCGAGTGTTGCGTGTTCGCCCTGTGACAGCCCAAGCGCATTATACTTATTTACGATATACTGACAGGCTATCGGCTCTCCGAAAACAGCGGCAGAGGACTTTATCGGGTGTCCTGTTTCAGGGTCGATACCTCCTGCCTGTTTCTGTTTGATTTGGATTGTTCCGTTTGGGATAATCATAGCCTTGAACCTTTATAGCCGTAAAGGGGTTTCGTCTGTGCGCTGTCATCAGCGGCAAAGTCTGCATACAAGCCGTTGGCTTCATTACGGAACTGCTGCCGTTGCTCGTCTGTGAAAGAGTAGTTCTGACCACCCTGTGCCACATTCGGAGCAAGCGAGAGCCACATTAACAGGTCTGCCTTTGCGAGGTTGAAATCAGCCCCTGAAAGGGTTTCCTGTGTGGCTTCGTCTGACAGAGCGCACCCCCTCCGAGCAGCAATGCTTTGCAGCGTTGCGCTCGGGATAGGGTACATGGTAACGCTTTTGAGTGCTTCTTGAATTGTTGCCATAAACGCTCCCTCGAATACGTTTTACCAATTAGTGCCGTCTGTCTTGATGTACAGGTTGCGGTACGCAGTATCGAGAACAGGAACAGCGTCTGCCTGACCGATTGTAACCTCGGACTGTGGCTCGGCTGTGCCATACTTCTTGATGATAGTGTGCGCACGCTCGGCACGGATAATGTTCTCGTTGTTCTCTTGGAGGATTTCGTATTGGGTTGTTCCCAAACGCTCGGTCTCCGAGAGAATCAGGCGGCTGTCAGCAAATGGGTTGCCTGATGTCTGTGTGCCGTCTGTAAACTCGCGAGTGATTGTTTGGTCAATCACCCTCAACTGAATGCCGTTGAGCCAAGCCTGACGAGCAAGCATAGCGTTCACGGTGGCAAGGTCAGGGGTCTGTGCGATGCCAACAGCGTTTGCGAGATAAGAAGCACAAGACTTGATAATCTGCTCGGCAGAGCAAATCTTATACAACTCATTGAGGTTGATGAAAGCGAACTTGGGGTTGAGGTTCAAGTCCTTTGCCTGTTTCACGAAATTAGCGAGGTCGCCTATGATGTCAGCGTTTCCTGCATCACCCCAATCCACGGTGGATTTGAGTTTCATGTCGGGGTCAACGTCATAGTCCAGGTCGAACTCGTTAGCATAGGTTGCGTTGTTCGTTGTCGTGAAAGAGAGTTTTCCTGCGTTGGAAGCCAAAGCCCAAGCGATGAACTCTAACTCTGACTGCACACCATTGAAGCAGAAGTCGATGTCCTCTCCCCAAAAGCGGACGAGAGAAGCAGCGTCCTCATCCTGTGCGAAAGCGAGGGCTGTCTGATAGTCCTTGATTTCCGAGCGAGTGAGTTCGCGAGAAATGCTAATGAAAGGAATATCGCCCTTTGCGCTCTCAAAGGTGGGGCGATGCTTGCGCACGATCGTGCCGTTGTCCGTGTGGAGGTCAGCGGCAACGTTAGCCTTGGAGAGTTGGTTTTGGAGGGTTCGCCAAATGAAGCCGTTTACCTTGCGAACAGGGAAGTGGGTGGCGAACAGGAAAGGCTTTGCATCAGCGGTGTTCAGACGAGCCTGTACCATCTGTGCGGTCAAGCCCTGAATAAGCGTGTTTACTATTGTTGCCATAATCTGTCTGAATTTTTAGTAGTTGATGATACCTTTGAGGTGGTTTACTACACACTCGGGCAGGGGGTTGCCTTTCGTTACACCGATGACCCAAGCGTCCGTGTCGAGGTTCTGACCCTGACTGATAGGCTTGCCTGTGCCATTGACAGCGAGCGGAGTGTATTTGAGAGTTGAATCTGTGCCGTCTGTGGCGGCAGCGGCTTCGGTCAGGAAGCCCCCGATAGCGATTGCACCGAGAGCAGCCGTAAGTTTGATAGTGTCATAAGTGTTTGCGGTCTTGTCAATCTCCGTGATTGCGGTTGCCTTAGCACCCTCTGCAATCAGAACTACATCGCCCACATTGAACTGATGACCCTTTTTGACCTGAACGCTCTTGCCTGTTGCTGTTACAGCAGCAACGACCTCTGCGGTCTTTACCACATGGCAGATACCGTTTTCAGGGGCTGAAAGGACAGCACCCTCAAGCAGGAAATCAGAGCCGAGTTCCGATACAGCGACCGAAACACCACCCCTGATGTCAGCGATTTTGTGTACAAAGACGCGAGGTACTTTCGCGTCCTTGCGACGTTGAACTGTCATTGCCATAATTGGAAAATGGTTTTAGAGTTAAACAATTAGAACGGCTGACCGTCTTTGTCAGCAGGTTTGCTGTCGCGATGTGCGATAAGTTTCTGCTGTTCGTCTGTCAGTTCCGCTCCGTTACCTTTGCCACCTGTGGCGGCTGGGCGACCGAAGACAGCCCCTTTTGATTGCAGACTGCTTGTTATGCCGTCAACCTCTGTTGTGATGTCAGAGAGAAGCGTGTTGAACTCCTCGTCTTTCAGGCTGTCAAGCGTGATACGCTCATACGGCTTGCGGAGGTTTTCAGGCAGTTTGGCGATGACTGCTGCAAGTTGCGTCTTACGGGTTGAGGTTGTGCGTTCTGTCTCCACGGCAGCGAGACGCTCTGTCAGTTGTTTGTTACTGTCGATGAGAGCCTGCGCCCATGCAGGAACAGCGTCCGCACCCCCTGCTGGGGTTGTTTGAGGTTGCACGACCGTCTGTTGCTGTTGCGGTGCGCCCCCTGATGTGTCAACCTTAACACCGTCTTTCAGTCCGTGCTTCGTTTCGTAATTCTGCACGGCTGTCTGTGTGGCTTCGGTTGCACGGTGGTCGGCATAACTGTCGATTACTTGCTGAATGGTAACCCCCTCAACAGCGGTTGTTACCTGTTCGGCTGTCGTTGCAGTCTTGGCTAACTTGGTAGCAATCCTGCTCAATACTGCGTCACTGACCCCCACGAATTTGGCTTTCAGTGCGTCAAGGATTTCTTTGTACATACGTATGAATTTGAGTTTATAAACTGAAAAGTTTGCGGCAAAGATACAAAAAAGTTTTCAAAGTGCTTGTATAATAAACAGATTTTTTGTGGTCAGATGAAGTTTTTTCTTTTTTTAACAGATTTCTGCGACCTGATTTTGGCCGATTTTGCTACCCAAGTAAGTTAAAAAACCTTAAAATACACCGTTCAGTTAAATTTTTCTCGAAAAAAGTGATGTTTAATTAAAATACTTCACTTAACTTTGTCACAGAAATTTTAATTAACTGATGTTCAACAACTTAACAAGCAAAACAAAATGACAACAACAGCCCTTGCATACAGCACCAAAGAAATCAACCGCAACTTCAAGATTAAGGTCAGCGGTTTCAACGGAGACGGTAAGAAGATTAACTCTCTGTTTGGTGTTAGCGGCCTTGTGAACCTCATCGGCATTGAACTCGCTAACAAGTTTTTCAGCCGTGCGTTTGACAATGCTTTCTATGAGGACAAGACAACTTGCAAACTGCGCAGGGGTCTCAAAGTGACATTCTATAATTTCTAACCAATAAACAGCGAACGTATGGCACAGACAGAACTTATACAGGCGGCATATCTTATGGGGTTCGAGCCGTCATCTGATGACCTGACAGGCGCAGCCCTGTTTCACGAAGCCGAAGACTTCATCTATCAGTATTCGATAACCAATTCATAGTAACCCAATTGTTTAATCAGGGGGCAACCCCACAAAACCACTTAACAGAATGGAAGCAACAGTAATGCAACCAACCCTTCAGCAAGGTCTGAATGAGGTAGTGATGAACAAAGTTCAGCGAATGATTGACGGCAAAGCCGTTGGTGTTCAGGCAACAATGGAACGCCTGATTAACGAGGGCAAGATTGCCCAGGACTACATCGCCCCTATCGGTGTGAATCTGAAAGCGCAACAGCACGACCCTGTTGTGACTTTCGGTGGCGAGGGTCATCTGACCATGAACCTGCCTGACGGACAGTTCACGATGCACGACAACGCTATTGGTCAGATTGCCGACCGCATGGGCATACCGCAGCGTTACCTCCGCTCTCTCGCATCAGGAGAGCCGTGGGCGATAATGCTTGCAGCCCACCTCTTGAATCAACACTCTGATTGGACGCAGCGCAGCCGTGTATTGGTTCGCACGGTCGGTCAGCAGGTCAGGGGTGTCCTCTCTGACAGTTACCGCAGACTGAACTCTGTCGAAATCCTGACAGCGTTTGTTCAGGAAGCCGCAGGGCAAGGAGCGGTCATAAGCGATGCCTATATGAACGACACAAAGGTTTGGGCTGAAACAATCCTCCCAACCCCTCTGACAGTGCCGACACGCAACAACGGAGACGTGGTCATCTTCGCAGGGGCACGTTTCAGCACGTCTGATTATGGAGACGGAGCGGTCGATATGCGAGCATTCCTCTTGAACGGTGCTTGTCTGAACGGCATGGTCAGAGAGAGCATAATGAAGCAAGTCCACCTCGGTAGCAAACTCCCTGACAACCTCGCCCTGTCAAACGAGACTTACAGGCTCGACACGCAGACCACCGTCTCGGCTGTCAAAGACCTGACAAAGGGGCTGTTCTCAAAAGACAACCTCATGCAGAAAGCCTTGGAGATACAGGGTGCGAGTGAGGTTGAGGTTGACTTCACGCACGAACTCCGCAGACTGACCCGAGAGGGTGGTTTGCTCAAATCCGAGGGTCAGGAGGTCGAAAAGATACTCATGCGCAATAACCCTGATGACGGTGTGCAAGGCGGAGCGACCCTGTGGAAACTTACCCAAGCCATCACCGCCCACGCTCGTGACCTGTCTCCCGAGCGCAGCCGAGAACTTCACGAAATCAGCGGTCAGTTGATGAACCGTGTAAAAGTAACCGCATAAATCAACAACGACCCACAGAGAGCCTAAAACAACCCTCTGTGGGTCTCTAACACCCATAAGACTATGACACAAGAAATCAAAAAGCAGTTTTACGAACTGAAAGCCAAACACCCCGATGCAATTATTCTATTCCGCTGTGGAGACTTCTATGAGAGTTACGAGACGGACGCTATTGACTGCGCCAACACTCTCGGTATCACTCTGACCGTCCACAGCGGAGACCGCACACGTATGGCTGGTTTTCCATACCACGCTCTCGACACCCATCTCCCGAAACTTATCAGAGCAGGTTTTAGGATTGCGATATGCGACCAATTAGAAGACCCTAAATTGACGAAGAAACTCGTCAAGCGAGGTATCACAGAAACAGTCAGTCAGATGAAGCAATAATCAGAGAGACGGCAGCGTTATAGTATTGGTATAGCATACTATTAGCATTGTATAGTAATGTTATAGTATTGCTATACCAAATTATAGTAAAGCATAGCAAATAAAAGAAAATAAAAGAAAAGAAAAAGAAAGAAATATATAGATAACTCTAACGAGTTATTGGGGAACTCGCCCTCTCCTTTTCAGGAGATTTTCGCCCTGATGACAGACAGGCGAACAGAGAAAACCCGAAAGAAAGTCGCGCGTGCGCGTGCGAGGGGCGACACCCTGATGACCCACAAAACCGTAAAACAATGACAAAAGGAAACATTTACAAGGTCGTTTTCACGACACCGCCCCTGTCAGATGATGACAGAACGGAGTTTTACTTTACCTCCCTCGCAGCAATCTATGACACTTTCACGGTGGAGCAGGTTGGCTGTGGTTACAGGCGGCTTTACAATCTGAAAGTTCCAAGCGGAACACCCTATAATGGCAGGCTCTGTCAGATAACAAGGGAGACATTCAGCCGTAAGACGCAAAACAACCCCTGTGAGGGTCGAAAGAAAAGCAGACGATGACTTATACCGATTATCAGGCAAAAAGCGAAAATTCGTGATATTTCGTACAAATAACTCACTTATTTTTGCTAACTTTGCACTCAAAATCATACAACTATGACAAAAGAAGAATTTAAAGCGTCTTGGCAAAGAGCCAAAGAGCGAGACCGCCAAGAAGCGGAAGCATTCAAGGCGAAAATGAAAAACCTCCCCCCTGACGAGCGTAAACGCATCAGGGAGGAAGCAGAAAACTCTCGTCTATGGGAGGATATGACAGGAGAGGACTAAATCTCGGTCAGATGAAAAGTGAACAGCCCTGTGTGGTCTTGTGTAACACCGTCAAACCGAACCCGACACCCTCTGTCAAACAATACTTCGTGTTGATTGGGTAAGCCGTTGCGCCCATTAAACATCGACAAATCTTCAATCGGATGTCCTGACTTGCCTTTGATGACAATCAGGATGTCCGTTTCGTTATTATGGCGGCTCTCTGATTTCCTTTCGATTAAGTCCATAACAGATGACTGTCTGTGTGCCTTGCTTTTCGGCTGTCTCAACCCATTTTGCAAGGTTGGTTTTATTCAGGCGAATAGTCCTGTAAACCGTCTCTGATGTAGTCGGAAGTTTTGAAAGTCCCTGTGAGAGTAATTCCGATAATGCCTGTTCAAACTCTGACAGTTTACCTTTGCGAAGATGAAGATTCAAGTGCCTGAAATCTGATATGTCGCCCCTCGTATAGTCATAGATAGCAGCCATTTCTGTTGTCTCTAACTGTGGATATAGTTTATGCAGATAGTCAGCCATACTCGCTTTCATCGCAGGGCTTGTGTGATAGTGTCGGGTAAAGGTGCGCTCTGCTGCTGAATAAGTATCGACACGGAAATTATCGACATATTGGGGGTTGTCTCTGACAAAATACGGCATTGTTTCCCACCCTTTTGCTCTCTCTCTGTTTTCCTCAATCCACTCATTGAAACGCTTTGGCACATCGGTAACGGTGTTTACGCTGTCATCAGTCAGCGGCTCGCCAGCGAGTATGCGTCTGTTATCTTCCATGATTTCCTCTTTGGTTTTGAGGACAGACGTTGCATAACATCGGCAATGAGGGTGCCACCCTGTAAACTTGAAGTCCTTTGGGTATTTCCCTTTCAGGTCATCGCAGATGTCAGGCACAGGGTGGTTAGTCTGTGACAGATGAACCTCGATACCGACAACGAAATCCAATTCTTGCCACCGCAAATGGTCGGCTGTGCGATAAGCGATATTACACTCTGTGGCAGCAAGTCTCCGAGCGTTTTTATACGATGACCGATACACCCCTCTGCCTGGGTGGAACGCAGCGGCTCGCTTTGACAGGACGAGGTTGCCGTGTTCGTCTCTGACCCTGCGGAAAAGTTTGTCAGGGTAACGCAGATATTGTCGGAGTTGGCGAGACATTTCATCAGCCGACAGCCCCCCTCTGATACCGAGGTCAAGCCCCAACTCAATCTCATTCTTGAACAGGTTGGTATAGTTCCACACTCTGTCAGACAGGCGCAACCCTGCAACCTTGCGCTGTATAAACGCTTCCTGTGCTTTGGGGTTGGTGCTGAAATATCTGCGCTGTTGCGCCTGTGTCAGATGTGAGAGAGCGTCCCCAAAGACAACACGGCACAGTTCGTTGTTTTTGTTATTGGCGAGCGTCCATTCAGAACGTATGCCATTAACGATTGCCGTCTCCATGCCGCTTCTTAGCGTCTCTAACAGCCGTTCAACTCTCTTGCGTGTTAGCGGATAGTCTCGGAAAGAAAACAGGTTCTCGGGGTTGAAATCAGCCCCTATCAGTTCCGCTATCTTCGCTGCTTCGTCTGCGGCTGTCATATAGACGGCATCGACCTGTCGCTCTATGCGGTGGAGGTTTTGAATATGCTTGCGGTCGTATTTATTTGGTCTCGGCATCAGGCTCTCGCTTTTTGAATTTCTCGCACTGGGGGTCAGACAGGAAGACGCAATACTTACCGCCCTGTTGCTTGAACGGACACCGACACAAAATCAGATGACCGTCAATTGCTTTGCTGTGCCAATCATACGAGTGTGCGCAGTCTCGGCAATGATATTGCGGTGCTTCCTGTCTGACAGGTTTACTTCTCGTTGGTCTTGCCATTATGCGTATGGTTCAGGTTGAATGATGTCTGCCGTTTTCTGTTCGGCAATCTCTCTCATAGTCTGTTCCACGTCTTCGCTCTGACCGTAACGCTCGATACTCTCACGCTGCGACATAATAGGTTCGCCACCGTTGGCTGTAATCAGGTTTTTAATCGTGTCGCTTTCGTCTGTGATAGCAAACGGGGTAATCTGCATATCAACTTTCAGAGCGTCAATGTCCTGTGCGTAACTCTCCCCAAGCATAATCTTGGCAAACGACTTTACGACATTCATTTCACGGTCAAACATTTCAATCAGGCGACCGCTCTCGTCTTTGACTTTCAGTTGTGCGTCAATGAACATCTGCTTACGGCTCTCTCCTGACAGGGCTTGTTGCGACATCTTGTCGTATGACCAATCAGGCAACTGCAACTGTGTAAAGAACAGCGAGCGCAACTGCTCGACATAGAATTTTAGGTTTTCGATAGCCTGTGACCAAGTGACATAGCCTGCCGTGCTGCCCTTTGGGTATTGCATGACAGCCTTGAACTCCTTGTTAGGCGACTTCTCGTTGCCGTATGAAATAACGTCATCCGCAAAGACGATGAACAGGGGCTTGCTGTTATCTCGGAGATAATTGCCGTTGCGAGACAAAGCCCACTCAATCTCATAGACAGTCTTTGACGTGTCCTCCCAAATGGGTGCCGGTCTCCAAGCATAGACAGCAGGGATTTTGCCGAGCGTGATGTCATCGTTTTCGACCTCTGACCACTGACCACTCTCGGTTGACCATTTAATGTGCTTGGTGGCAGTGTAGGTGTCGAAGAAATCAACTGTTTTCTTACCGACCTTGCGCCTGTAACCCACAGACATAGCAATCATATCTCCGTATTCATCGAACAGGGGATAAAGGTCATCGCCAAGCATAGGAGAGAAGTTACGGCAGCGGAGTTTGAGTTGTGTCTGCTGACCATACAGGACATTCGGCTGCTCAACTGCATACCACAGTGTCAGCACCTCGCATCCTGCGAACAGCATACTGCATCGCTCGATGTTCACGCTGTCAATACGGTTGCGGTCATAGACGGCTTCGATGAAAGCAGCGACTTCTTTCTGCTTGTCATTTTCGGGTTTGTAAACCCTCTTGACAGGTATGCCGCAGACTAACTCTGTCATACGCTTTGTGGCGAGCCGTTGGAGGTCGCAAGTGATACGAGTAACAGGCTGTATGCCGTCCTCTGTGATGATGTCAGGGTATTTCCCCTTGTTCATAACAGGGTGCTTTCGGGGGTCAAACTCCCTCTCGATACCATAACGACCGCCCCACACAGGAACGGTGATTGTCTTCTCTTTCAGGGCAGCGATAATCTGCTCGGCAGAGCCACCCGACTGTAAAATTTCTTCAATAGTCATCAGATATAAATTTATGGGGTTGTTGAATATTATCTGTTCAGCATTTGAGCCACCCTGCCGATGTCTATGCGTCTGCGGCTGTTGACAGGGTAGAATGTGTTTGCGAGTGCATCGAAGCGGTCAGGCGACCGTCCGAGCCGTTTTTTGATGTCGTCTTTGGGTTCGATGATGATGCGTCCGTCTGACCTGAAAGACCACCTTATCTCGGTGGCTTCCTCGTCAAAAACGCTGTCAGGTGGCAGCATTGCCCCTGTGTCATTCTTCGGGTTGAGCCAATCACGAACGCACCAATGAAGATAGGCTCTCATATTCTGAAAGCGATACTGACCTGTCAGGTCGGTAAGGTCTCTGTCATTGCGTCCCTTTGCTCCCTCTGAATACTTGCAACTGATGATATATTCCTCCCTGTCAAGTTCGAGACAGCGAGCGTAAACACCTGCGCCCTCTCCGATTGTGTCAATGCTGACAAACATTTGAGGGTCGAACTGTCGGCTTTGCACAATCATCCCTGCCACCTTCATGTGGTCAGCATGACCTCCGCTGTTGAAAGTCTTGAACGGAGCGACATATTGCCCTTTGCGCTGACAGAAGCAGGAACAGTCTCGGCCCATACCTGCGACATCGACACCGAGCATTCTTGGCTCTGATGACAGGGGTTCTTTGCCGTTTGCCTGTCTCCACCTTTCGTGTGCCAACTCAATCCATTGCATCGGTATAAGCACGTCATCAGCCACTTTCGGGAACTTTCCTAACACCTTTTTCCGAAACAGGTCTTCGGGACGATACCACCGCCCCTCAAACAGAAAGTCATCCAACTCTGCCGACACCTCTGTCTCTGATATTGGCGAACACCAATTCTCGACCTTATCGACCACCCACTCATAGTCCACCTGTCCATGTATCACTATGCGTTTCTCTCTCACGTTGGGGGCTGTCAGAGAGTTCAGTTGAAAGGTTGCCCAACGGTCGCCTTTCTGACTTCGGGCTGCATACCCGACAGGGGTGTTGGGGTTGAACACAAGGAGTATGCGGCTGTCGCCTTGCAGGTTTCCCTCGATAGCGGAAAATGTATCGTCTCCGATACCTGTTGCTTCTGTCACGACAAACATCGTATGCACAGCGTGGAAGCCTGACCATGCTTCGTGATTGTGTTCGTCTGCCTTGAAGCCTGTCAAAAACCACTCCTCGTTGTCTGTCCTGATGTTCTGCGTGTTCAAACGTCCAGGCAACACGATACCCCTGCGCTTTGCCCTGTTGAAAAGGCGGCTGATTTCAGGCATCATAATGTTCAATACCTGTCTGTCTGTGGGGGCTGTCAGAGCAACCTTTGTGTTCTCGGCAAGTTCGATTTCTCCGTTCGGTGTTCGTCTCCACCGTGGGGTCAGATACATAAAGCACATAGCAGCACAAGCAGCCACGAAGTCTTTACCCCTTGCCGTTCCCGAAGCGACCGAGGTGCGAGGGTTGTGTTGCACGGAGCGAAGTATCGCCTGTTGCTCTTCATCGAGGGTAACACCGAGGGCTTCCTGTGCAAAACGCACCCAATCCCTGCGCCACTCTGTCATCAGGGCGAGGGAAGCCTTGTGAATGCTGTTTTTTGTGATGTCTGACCGTCTCATCGTGAAAAACTCATTTTAAGCGTCTCCGTGGGTCGTTCTTTGTGTCGAATGATAAATTATA